CAAATGCCCAGGATGCCAACCGCGGGCTGAACTACGCTGCCACCAGCGCCACGGAGATCTGCGGCTCGATGACCAAATCGCCGTGGGTGGGCTGGGAGGGCCAATTCGATACGACCAACGCGCAGGGCTTCAACCCGTGGGAGTCGCAAGGCACGCTTTGGGCCTATCTTGAAGTGAAGCCGGTCTTCGCGACCGATCCAGTCAGCGGCGCATCGCAGCTTCTGCCAGCTCCCCAGCGCAATACCTGGGAGGCCCCGATTCAACGGTTGATGGAGTTGGCGAATTTCTTTGCCGAGCAGGTCAAGGCAGCCACGAGCGTATTTTTCGAGCCATCGCTGCCGAGCGCGGCTCAATCGCAGTCCGGAGCGGCAATCAAGGCGCTTCAGCAGCAAACCAACATTGGGACAATCAACTGGCAGGACAATCTGCACCGGGCGGTAGCGCTCAGCTACCAGGACGCCGCGGCTATCTTGCCGGAGATCTACGACGGCGAGCGCGTCAAAACCATCGTCCGGCCCGACAACCAGCACGAAATTGTCACCATCAACCGGGAATTTCCGCCGCATGAGATCGACCAGGCGACCGGCAAGCACAAGGGTGGCCAGCCGCGGAACTCGATCACGCTGGGCCAGTACTCCCTCCGCGTCGAGGCCGGCCCCAACTTCGAGACGCGGACGGATGAGTCCATCGAGGACCTGACGGAAATAGTGAAGTTCATCCCGGCGCTCTTCCAGAATCCGGCGGCTGCCGCGCAGTTCATCCGCCTGGTGGGCAAAGGCAACCCACAAGTCGAGCAACTGGCCGACTCGATCCAGCCGCAACCTGGCCAGGATGCCAATCCCGCGCAACTCCAGCAGCAGATTCAACAGGCCGCTGCGCAGAATCAGCAGCTTATAGGCGTAGTGCAGAAACTCCAGATGGCCATTCAGGCGAAACTGCCGGAGGTCGAAGCCCGCAAGTTCGCCGCGCTGGTGAAGGCCGCGACCGACATCCGCGTCGAGCAGATCCGCCATGGAGAGGGTGACAAGGACCGCAGCCAAGAGAACATTCAACACGCCATGGATCAGGCTCACGAGCTGGCCATGCAGGCGCACGCGCAGGCTGGCGCGCAGCAACTGGCCACGACGCAGGCTGCGCTCCAACCACCGCCAGAGCCGGGGGCACAACAATAAATGGGAATTATATACATGACTACCTCGGAGCGGAGAAAGGTGTAATGACTCAACTTCTGTTGCATCTGGTCGGTGATTACATCACGCAGTCCCACTGGATGGCGACGAACAAGACCAAAGCGTGGATTCCAGCGCTGATTCATGCGACGATTTACAGCATCCCGTTCCTGCTGATTGGTAGCCCGTTTGCGGTGTTCGTCATCTGGTTCACTCACCTCTGGATCGATCGTTTTAGGCTCGCGCGTTTTGTTGTGTTTGCAAAGAACCATATGGGCTTTCCATGGCCTAAGTGGTCGGACTGTTCGGCTACTGGCTTTTCGAGCGATGTCCCTGCGTGGCTCGCCGTTTGGCTTCTCATCATCGTAGACAACACGATGCATCTTGTGATCAATTACGCATCGCTGCGATGGGCGAGGTAGTCATGTATATAATTCCCCAATAAATGGCCCACCCCAATTACTTCGACGGCGATCTCTACACGCTGAACGGCCAGGGTTACCCCCCTGACGGCGGTACGATGCTGATGGGGTATTATGGCGGCGCGGCATACGCGCTGGCCTGTAACTCCCAGCGCCAACTTCAAGTTGCGGTGACGGGGGCGGGAGCGGGCGGAACTTCTTCGGTGGACGAGGCCGCTTTCGCCGCGGGGATTTCGGCCGGCACGCCGCTGATGGCGTACGATCCGACCAGTGGGGAACTGCTGATTGTCGAGACTTCGCCCGGCACGCGCATCCTGGCCAGCCAGACCACGGTAACGCCGCCTACGTCGAACGCGGCGAGCGTCCCGGCGCAGCAGACCGTGGGGAGCAGCTCCGGGGCGGTCCTGGCGGCCAACGGCGCGCGCAAGGCGTGCGGGGTGAAGAATACAGGGCCCGTGACAGTCTACCTGGGTCTGGGGCGCACACCGACGACGACGGCCTACCATGTCGCATTGCAGACCAGCGGCATCTCAGACGATGGTTTTGGCGGATACTGGGATGGAACCGTTTCCGGAGTCTTGTGGACCGGCGCAGTGAATGCGATCACGGCGGCGGGCGGCGGGAAGGTCCAAACGGTGGAACTGACATGATAATCGAAATCGAACTGGCGATAATCGCGGGACAGCTTGCGGGAATCGCTTTGCTACTGTGGAACGTGACCGAAGAGCCAAGACGAAAGAACTCCCGCGCGCGAGTAGAAGAACGGGAACGCCTGAAGCGCCACGAAGAGTGGCGGAGGAATCAAGATGCTCGATAAGCGGTGGAAGAAGATCCTGGCCGGGTGCCTGCTGGCGGGAGTGCTGATCGCCCAACAGCCGATCCAGTTGCAGACCGTCAATGGCGGGGGCGCCGTCGCGCTCGGCCACGGAACTGCGGCAGCGGCTCTCCGCGTGGAGTTGCCCACCGATGGCACCGGGCAGGTAACCCTCGCTTCGGGAGCCACCGTGGCCTTGGCGGCTGGCTCCGCTTCTGTGGGCACGGTCGGTTTGAACGCTGGCTCGAACGCCATCGGCACGGTCCAACTGCTTCCGCAGTCCACCAGCACTTACGCGCTCACGGCCTACGACTTGGCCGCCACTGCCGCAACCAACGTCAAGGGCAGCGCGGGCAACGTCTATGGCTGGTACGGCTATAACCCCAACGCCAGCACTTGCTTTTTGCAGTTCTATAACTCGACTTCGGCCACCCTCGGTACCTCGCCGCTTCATCAGTTTGGTATCCTCGCCGGTGCCAGCTTCAACATGCAACCCGGCCCGGTTGCCATATTCAATTTGTCAACTGGCATCAGCACGGGGCAGACGACCACGGCGACCGGGAGCACTCAGTGCGGCTCGGCGATGGTTATCACCATCATTTACCAGTGAGGCTTTCCGCTCTGATTCTCGGTTGCTGCGCTTGGCTGAACGCCGCTCCGGTAATTCAGCATTCCTACAACGCCACATCGGTCCCCAAAACGGTCACCTCAACTACGGCTGGCCGGAGCATGGTCTGGTGGGTGGCGTCGGCGAGCACGCCGACTCAGTCGCGCATCACCGGGGGCACCGGGGAAACTGTAACCCCGACCGTGACCTATGCGGATCCCAGCGGGGAAATCATCTCTATTTTCGTCGTGAAGAGCCTTCTGGCGAGCGGCACAGCCATCACCTGTAGCTCCGGATCTCCCGATAACTGCGGCGCGCTGAATTCGCTGCTGGCTTGGGAAATATCCGGAACGGACACCACCACTACGGTAGATCACATTTCGCATTGCCAGTCGCCATCTGAGCTTTGCGCGGCCGTATTGTCAGGCTGGGGGTCCGGCGCGCCGCGCACTTTCCTTCCATTTAATCCGGGATATAATTCGGAAGCCGCTCTCATCGCTTACTACTGCTCGGGCAATGCCAGCAGCTTCGCGACGGGCAGTTGGTCGGGCACCAGCTTCCCGGCTGGCAACGCGGGAGGTTCCCAGATCACCAGCGGTTTTGGAGTGGTCACCGGCGCGCCAGATTCCGGCTGTGGCTCGACAACCACCGGAGTAATCATCGGGATCAAGGGTTCCGGGGCCACGCAACAATGCGCCGGCACATCCGCTGTGGCCGCCGATGCCGATTACTACGGGTACAGCGCAGAATCGGGCGTCAATACAAATGCCACCATGACGGCTACCGCCAATGCGGGCGATCTTATGGTTATCGTGGCATGGTGCTCGATTACTTGCGGGGCCGGCACGGTGACTTTCGGAAGCCAATCCGCGGTCCAGACCTCAGTGTCGGGCAACAGCAGCTCCACCAATGGACAGGCGCGTCTATTTTATATTCTCTCGGTGACCACGGGAGGGTCCGCGACTCTAACATTCGCCCCGACCAGCACATGGACCCATGCCCAAGTGGCGTATTATGCTTTCAGTTACGCCGCCGGATGCACCTTCACCCACAATATAGATTCGACCCTCGGGACGGGCACCGGCACGGCCATCAACACGCCATCCATCACCCCGACCGCAGGGGATCTGGTCTTCAATTTCACTTGGGTAGATACTCACATCACGGCGCTCGGCTCTTCCTGGTACTGTAACGACCAAGTCACTACTGGCGATTGCACGTTCAACGCAACGAAAAACGTAGACGCCTACATCCTGGGATCTGCCGGAACTTCAACGGCCAACTCCATGACCAATTTGAATGTCACGGATAATTGGCAGGGATTGCTCTCGTCGTTCACCCTCGCGGCCCCTCCGGCGGGAGGCTGCACCAGCACGTTGATGCTCCTGGGGGCGGGCTGCAAATGATCCTGACAGCCCTGAGCCCGCGGGAAGCCGAAGTGGCGGCGCTGGTGGCGGCCGGGTTGTCGAACAAGGAGATCGCCCACCGGCTAGCGTTGACAGAGGGTACAATCAAGACGTACCTGTCCCGGCAGATCTTCCGGAAGCTGCACGTCGGCAGCCGGACGGAACTGGCGGTGCTGATCGCGAGGGAGTTGAGCCATGCGGTGTGAAGTATTTCGAAACAAGGGAGCGGACGTATGATGTTCGGCTTGCTTATTCAGATTGTGATCGTGCTGATTATTGCCGGTCTGGCTCTGTGGATCGTCCAGCAGATTCCCATGGACCCGGCCATTTCGCGCATCATCCGGGTCGTGGTGATTGTCGCAATTGCGATCTGGCTGATTTACGTTTTACTGGGGCTGCTGCCAGCGACGGGGCTGCTGCACCGATAACCGAGAGGAACTGAATCATGCATAAAACGGTACTACTGTTGGCGCTGGCTATCCCCGGATTCGCGCAGTCCTGCCCTACCGGAGTCGTGCACTGCACGAGCCTGAGTTGGGCGGCGGGCACCACGCCCGGCGGAGTCGCGGTGGGATTCCACGTCTGGAAGGGGTCGAACTGCGCCGCGGTCGGGACGCCTGGGCAACCACCCGCACAAACCACGCCGTACGCCACCGTGGCATCTCCCACCGTGGTGGCCTACACGGACACCAACGTCACGGCAGGGGCGACGGTCTGCTACGGCCTGACCGCCTACAACGGGTACGGTGACTCGCCGCTGAGCGGGGAGGTCTCAGCGACCACACCGGCCTTTTCCGTCCCTCCTGTGCCGACTGCTTTGTCGGCTGTGGCCCAATAGCCAGTTCTGCCAGCGATGCAAGGCGCTATAATCGGGCCGAAGGAGTATTCCCGTTATGCCTGAACCATCCTCCGGACACTCGCAGCAGTGCTCCGAAGTAAACATGCTCAACTCCAAACTTTCCTTGGATGAGCAATACGATAACCGTCGCGAACTCCTGGCGCGTGAGCGCGCTTGGGAAGACCTCAAACTCCGAAAGGCGCAGAACGCCGCGACTTTCGACCATTTCGTCGATATGACGACCGCTGGCGCCACCGCCGCTTCGCAACAGACCGGCCAGACCGAGAATCAGCAGACGGTCAGTCCGATCCGCACCGGCGCAGGCGATGCCATCGCCGCGGTTCCCGGCGTATCTGCCGGCGCGATCTCCGCCGATGTAGCGAACTTCGCAACCGGCATCGTCGGCGCGACGCTTCAAGCGGTGTTCGCAAATCTTCCGGCGCTGATTACCGCTTCCGGAACCGCAGCCAGGGCCGCGCAGCCAAACCCTACTCCAGTGGGCGCGTAAAGGAGAACCGAATGTCATTCTGGAAAATTCTTGCAACCATCGGCGCGGATGTCGAGAAGGGCATCGCCGCAGCCGCGCCCATCATCGGCGCATTTGTTCCCGCCGCCGGGCCGATCCTGACCGAAATTGAGACAATCATCGCCGAACTCGAATTGGCTGGTCATTCGCCCGCGCCGCAAACCATTTCGGCTATTGCGCAGTCGGTCGCGCACATCGAAACGATCAAACAGGCAATCGACACCAAAGCCGTGCAGCCTACGCGCAGCCAACAGTTCCCATAACGGGACTCTCTCCAGCCGGGCGGGCGGGAATCCAACCCAACCCCTTGCCCCCGCTCTCCCGCTGGCAGGGGGACGCAACCCATGCCTGATACTGCCCGCGTGACTACCGCCGAACTGGCCGCTGCACTGATCGCGGTCTTCGAGGGAGACCGCCTGACCGCTTACCAGGACTCCGGAGGGGTCTGGACTATTGGCTTGGGGCACACCGCTGGGGTCCATGCGGGGATGGTGATCACCGAAGAGCAGTCGCTGGCCTTCCTGGAGCAGGACTGCGCGCCGCTGCTGGCGATGGTGGCCAATCAGCCGGTCTTGGCAGGCGCTGCGCTGGTCAGCTTCGGCTACAACTGCGGGCGCTACACCATGGAAAGCGTGATCGGCGGACACGATACCATCGGCGATCCTCGCCACACCACCGACCGCCACGGAACCGTCCTGCCAGGACTGGTTGCCCGCCGCAGGCTCGAGGAAACCCTGCTGGCGCTTGCAGCCGAGGTACCGGCCGCTGTGATAAGGTAAGCATAAGAAATGTCCACTACGGTAGTTCCGCCCGCTGCATCCTTCGATGCCAAAGCCTACATCAAAGAAGCCAATCAAGCCGAAGCTGATCGGCGCGCGGGAAAGGTACCGCCGATCAAATCCGGCTCCGAAGTGGGCACTCCGCCTCCCGGCGGCCCGCCGGTAGCGCCGCCAATCGATGGCGAACCGACACATGCGCGCGTATCGCGCAGCCAGCGCCGCGAATCCAACCGCCTGCGCGAGGAATTGGGAGCTGCGCGCGCCCGCGCCGACATGATGGCGGAAGAGTTGGAACGTTCCCGCCGTGCGGCGCCTGCAGCATCGGCAGCCGCGCCGGTAGCGGATCCCGAACCGCAGAGGGCGCAATTCCAAAGCGATGCCGAGTACAACCGCGCGCTGGGCCGCTGGGACGCGCGCCAGGAAGTCGCCAAAGCGACCAAACAGGCGGAAGCCAAGGGCGTGAGCGATGCGCAACTCCAGGCTTATCGGGACCGGATCGCCGCCGCCGACGAGAAGGCGCTCGAAGATCAAAAACTCTTCGCCGACTGGGACGCAGTACGCGAGGGCGCCGCCGAAGACCCTATCGAATTCAGACCGGACGATCATCCCGTCCTAATGAGTTTGATTGCCCTGAGCGATCAGAAAGCGAAAGTCCTCTACCATTTCGCCAAGGACCAGCAAGCGCTCCAAGCGCTACTGGATCTCGCGAAATCGCCTGACGAATTGATTGCCCGTTTCCATCGGCTCGAAGGCCGGCTCGAAAGGGAGTATACTCCGAAAGAGGAGAAGAAGGCTCCAACCGCGGCAGAACGTGACGCCGCGAAACCGGCCCCCAGCGAAACGGTACGGGTCAACGGCGGAACGGCCGCCCCGGATAAGACGCCGATGTTTATACAGGACGCCAGGGGCCGGAATGTGCTGAATCCGGCATGGAAGCATGAACGGAACGAAGCCGAAGTGCATCGGCACAGATAAGCAGTAAGGGCCACGCAAGCCCGGCGGAAGCCGAAGACCGCAGGCACCCCGCAGATGGCCTCACCGCCTGGGCGGAACAACCGAAGTTGAAATTCGACTTTTGGAGGTTCGCCGCCTATGGCAGGCAACTACGAAGCTGTACGACGCGAAGTCACTGCGGAGTTTCTCCGCATTTTCACCAACAATTGCGTGATGCCGAGGCTCCTGAAACGGAGCTTCGAGAAGTACTTCCAGGAGAACGTCAAGATCGGCGCGTCCCTCGACATCAAAACGGCGCTGCGCGTGGTGGGCGCGGACGGCCAAGCCTTCCAGCCGGAAGGGCTGATCCGCACGACCCTACCGCTCACGGTGGCTTACTGGAACCAGGAAGCGTTCGTGTACAACGATACCGAGGAAGCGTTGTACTTGAATGAGGACATCAAGAAGAACTACATCCACCCGCACGCAGTGAACTTGGCGAACAAGGTGGACAGGTACATGCTTCAGTACATGCAGGCCATCGTCCCCAACTGGACCGGCACTCCCGGAACGACTCCGACCAGCGCCACCCAGGGTCTCGTCCCCACGGCCTACCAGTCGGCTCAGACCAAACTCGATCAACTTCTGGCCCTGCAGGCAGACCGGTCCATCGTCTACAACGCCACCTTCAACCAGCAGGTGGTGCAGACGGTGAGTACGATCTTCCACCCCGGCGATGCCATCAAGACGGCATTTTTGAAAGGCTATCTGGGTGAGTACGCCGACTTCGAATTTTTCAAGGATGAGCAAGTCCCGTCCATGACTGTCGGAACTTACGCCGGCTCTGGCCAAGTGAACGGCGGAAACCAAACGGGCACCTCGATTCTCACCAACAACTGGACCGCGGCAAGCGTTTCGCTGTCTCAGGGACCGGGCGTGGACCGCTGCACGTTCGCCGGCTGCCTGGAGATCAACTATCAGTCGCGGTTGCCGCTGCCGGGAATCCTGAAGCAATTCGCTATCGTTTCTCCGGTCACCGATGCCGCAGGCGCGGCCACGTTCAGCGTGTTCCCTGGCGTGATTCCGGCGGGACCCTACCAGAATTGCTCGGCCAGTCCGACCAATGGCGGGGCGGTAACCATCGCGGGCGCCAGTGGCGCCGCGTGCGTGACGGCTTTCGCCTTCCAGGAAGACGCCTTCACTTGGGTCTCGATCCCGCTGATGGACGTTTCCGAATACGGCGCGAAGTGCTACACCCTCGGCGAGCCGGAGACGGGCATGAACATCCGCTGCATTCAGCAGTGGGACAATCGGCTCGGAGAGGTCACTACGAGGATGGATTTCGTCTGGGGCATCGCGCAGACGGAAGCCGATCACAAAAGCCTGGTGATCTTCGGCTAAGGAGCTATGACCATGAAACTCTTTTCAAAAATCTCGATTCTGGCTCTCCTGAGCGCCTTCATGGCCGCTGCGCAGACGGCAACGCCATCGACTACCCTGTGTGGCGCGCAGACCAAGGCTGCTACCACCATCTGCCTTACGAGCACCGCCAATATCGTCAACCAGGTGGGCGTCTACGTAGACGAGGAATACGAGCTGGTCCAACTCAGCGCTAGCCAAGTGGTTTGCACCGGACCCTGCCAGGTACCGGTGTCGCGGAATAACCGCGCGGGAGGAAGCGGCCCGACGTCGCACGCCAACTCCGCTATTGCCTGGGAAGCCCTGACACCAAGTCAGACTCCCGTTCCCGGCGCTAACGGGTTCGAGCTCGGAACGAACTTGACGGACATTGGCACCTGCACGCGGGCGTCCCTTTCCTACCTTCCAAAGATTTGGCCAAACCGGGGCATCAAGCGCGACTGCGTTGCGGTCACCAACAACGCTTCAGTTGGCGCTTGGGTCGATTTCGCGCCGATGTCGGGGCTTGACTTCACGAGTCCGACGCCGCTTTCGTCCATCGCCGTCAATGGCGCGCTCTCTGTGTCGAGCGGCAATTACATCCTGCTAACCAAGGCTGGCGTCATCGCCTTGACCCTGGCGGCCCCGACTGCGGGCGTGCAGGATGGCATGGTGATTACGATCACCGCCAACAACGGAGCCTATGCGGACACTCTGACTGCCACCGGCCTGATTCAGACTGGTGGCGCAGGCTCGCCTTACACCACGGCCACGTTCGGCGTGACCACGGCTTTCAACGGGGCGTCTCTCACCCTCAAATCGTACAATGGGTACTGGTACGTGGTATCCAGCGTAAATGTGGCGTTCACATAAGGAGCGATATGGCCGTCCAGAAGATTGACCACAATTTCGGCGTCAACGGGCACGCCACCGCGATCAAGGATTTCAAGCGGGCGCACGAAGAGAACACCGCGGGGCTGCTGAATGCCTTCGAAGGCAAGGAGGTAGATGCTCCGCGCCCAGTCCACGATCCCACGCACCCGGACAACCAGTGGCCGCGGATGGCGCATCACCCGGCCAAGGGTGAAATGCCCGTCGGGACGAACCTTAAAGGCGTGGACGATCCATCCAAGCGCAAGGCGATCCAGGCGGCCAATGAAAAAGTCTGGAAAGACGCGATGGCGAGCGGCTACCGCGCTGAGCCGTATCTCCGGCCCCAGGTTGCGCTCCACGATCCGGCCACCGAGAAGAAAATCACTGCGGACGAGTTGGCCCGGCTCCGTGGCGAAAACGCCATTCTGTCCGAGCGCCTCAACCAGCTTCTGGAACGCTTCGACGCCCAAGGGAAGACCAGTTAGCGCCGGGAGGGCGACGTGCCGAATCCCGTGGCCGTCACCGGCCAGTACATCATCAACAACGCTTTCACCGCCCTGGGAATCCTCGAACAAGGCGGCGCTCCTTCAGTTTCCGATTCGGTTGACGCCCTGGCGGAACTCAATGACATGTGGGGTGCCTGGGGAATCGACGAAGGGTTGATCTTTTCCTCGGTCGCGGCGCAGTTCGCATGGCCGGCGGCGACCCCCAGCGTGGGAATGGGCGTGACAGCGCCTCCCCCCTTCAATCAGATCGGCGTCCCAGCGCGCATCTACGATGCCCATATGATCCTCGGAGGAATCCGCAAGCAATTGAAAATAGTCGATTTGGAAACCTATACCGCCCATGGGGACTTGACCGCCACGGGCCTCATTGCCGACGAATTGCACCCGGACTGGTTCGTCAACGTTGGCAATGTGGCGGGCGTCTCGGGCTGCATCACGCTGTACGTATTCCCAGTCCCTTCAGGCGCGATCATCCTGGAACTCTCGGTTGGCATTCAGGCTTTTAGCCTGTGGACCCTCGCTGGGGCAAACGTTTACGTTCCACAGGGTTATGTCGATGCACTGAAGTACACCCTCGCCTACCGGCTCCTACCGCGTTTCGGCGTGGCGGTCCAACCGCAGGTGGCCGAGACGGTTACACAGTTGGCTGAAAAGGCTGAAGCGCGCATCCGCGAAATGAACGCGATCAACCGGCAACTGAAAGGGCAGCAAGGCGCGCTCCCCGGATCGCCCGGCACACCGGCCGCGCCGCAGATGGCTCCCCAACCGGCTGGCGCTGGCGCGGTAAGGTAGAGACATGCCATGGGTTCAAGGCGACGGCAGCGCACAGGACTTCATCTACCGCTCTTTCCGCAAAATCGGCCAGATCCGGCCCGGCTATACGCCATCGCCCGAGATTCTGCAGGACGCTCTCACTGAGTGGGGCGATTTTTTCGATGCCCTCGGCGCTGAGCAGAACGCACCCTATTCGAATCCCGTCTACCAGCACGCGGTGAGCGGTCCCGGCTCGCAGACCAACGGCAACGGCTATCAGGTGGGACCCACGGCGGCTGACTGGGTGCAGCCGCGGCCCGAGGAGATCATCCGCGCGAACCTGGTCTTCACCAGCCAGGGACCGCAACCGGTTTACATCCAGTTGCGCCCGGTCAGCCAGGCGGAATGGGCCGCGCTCGCCATCCAACAGATTCCCGCGGTCAATGTAACCTCGATTTTCTGGTACGATCCGCAGTTCCCGAACGGCGTTTTCAACGTCTTCCCACCGCTGAACAGCAACGCTATCCAACTCTATCAACGCGGCATCCTAGCGTCCCCGGCCACGCTCGCGACGGTCTACACCGCGCCGCCGGGCTACAACGATATGGTGACCTACGGGCTGGCCGAGCGCCTATATTATCTGGCCACCAAAGAGGTGTGCATCCATCCGCGGCCCTACCAGAACATCGCGGCGCGGGCCGCCAATGCGCTGAACTACATCAAGCGCATGAACCGGCCGATCCCGCGGCTGGCGAACGATTTCCAGAGCGGGAAAAAGCCGGATGGCTTCTACGACAGCCAGGTCTATCAGACTGGGATTCCCTACTGAGATGAAACAACTCCTGGCAATCTTGCTTTTCACTGCCGCCGCACAGGCTCAGAACGCCTTCCCCGCCCCACAACCGCAGTTGCAGTTCACTACGGCGGGGGGACCCCTGGCAGGTGGAAAGCTCTGCACCTACGTGAGCAACACCACGACGCCGCTCGCGACCTACACCGATGGCACAGCGAGCGTGGCTAACTCCAACCCGGTGGTGCTCGATACCAACGGCAGCGCCAGCGTGTGGCTCACGCCCGCGGGCCTGTACACCTTCGTGCTGCGCTCCGGCGGCGATGGGAGCTGCACCACCGGAACGGTCCTATGGACGCAAAACGGAGTGGGAATCACTGCGGCTGGCCTGGTCAACGCCCTCGCCATCCCCCAACTCGGAACCGGCGCCAAGACTACGGGAGGCTATATCGATGTTCCGCCCATCACCGGCCCGCAAGTCGGTTGCACGGATGCCTTCGGCAACCCCGTGGAGATTCCCGTGCGGCTTGGCGGATTGCCGGCCATTGGGAAGAACGACGTGGTCATGTGGAATTCTCCATCGCCGCTTCCGGGAGTGAATCCTGGGGGATGCGCGATCAGCCTCTACAGCCAGAATGTCTATGGCCTGAACATCAACACGTACGTCCTGGCGCAGGGCGGTTTTGCCACTTTCCTTGGAAAGTTCGATGAGTACCAGGCTTCCTACGACCCGGCCACCATGCACGTGGGCGGCTATGTGGGCGGCAGCTTCACCGCGGGTACCCTCTATCCCATCGGCACGATTACCAGTACTGGAACTCTCACCGCTCCGGCCTACCTTGGCGGCTACATGCTGATCGGGCACTCCGCCGGGCCGCCGGTCGCCGGCACCATCGCCAGCGTGACAAATCCCCTGTCCTACGGTGAGGGCTTGCTTCAGGGCATGATCTATTTCGATGACACGTTGAAGTGCGGCCAACTCTATAACGGGACCGGCTGGAACGGCTTTGGGTGCGGAGGCAGCGGAGGAATGCCGGGCGGCGGGACGGCCTCGATTCAAATCAATAATGGGGCCGGAGGATTTGGCGGAGACGCTAATTTCACCTACGTCGCTGGCACGGCGGTAACCCTCGGCGGCGGGGCGTCCTTCTTCGTGTCCGATCCCGCCGCTGGTTTCGATGCCAGCGCCTGCACGGCGACAAATTGCATTCAGGCACCCTTGGGGGGCATCCTCGGTCTGACGCTGCGCACCACCGATTCAGTGATTTGGGTTGAGGAAGCCGCTCCATCGCTCAGCTCCGCCGGCCAAGCGCGCATCTACGACGACTCAACCGCCCACGCGCTCATGGTCTCGCTGAACGGCGGGGCGTACTCGACTTTCGGCACGGGCACTGTCACCCACACCGCCGGCGCGCTCACCCAGTACGCGGTCATGCTCGGGGCCGGCGCGGCGGATTCGACAGTGGTGTCTGGCTTGGGCACCGCAGGCTACGTGCTGACTTCAAACGGCGTGGCAGCGGCTCCGACCTGGCAGAATGTTACCGGCACTGGCACCGTGACGCACACGGGCGGCGCGCTCACGGCGAGTCTGCCCATCATCGGCAACGGTGGCGGCGACGTGAAGCCTGGCACCGTCAGCGGCAACACCACCGAATTCGGCACAGTGAGCGGTTCCCTGGTATCCGGAGATTGCCTGAAGGCCGACGCCAGCGGCAACATCGTGGACCAGGGATCTCCGTGCGGCTCGGCCAGCGCGGGTGTGTCCTCCATCGCGAGCGGTGGCAGCGGCCTCTACACCGGCGCGATCACTCTGACCGGCACGGCCAACCAGGTGATCATCACCCCCACCAGCGGGCCGAACACGTTCACCTTCAGCCTGCCGCAGAGCATCGCCACGGGAAGCGCTGTGACCTTTGGGTCGGTTACAATTGGCGGCGCGTTCACTACGAGTCAGACGGGCAGCAGTTACGCTTTCGTCAACAGCGATGGATCTTTTAGCGTGACGGGAACCGGCGTCGTGACGGCTTCCGGAAGCGCGACTTTCGCCAATGTGACGGCGGGCAGCAACTCGGGCGCTGGCGTGATTCAGCCGTGGTGCGCGAACACTACAGCGGCCTGCTTTCAACTGGTCCAAACGGGCAGCGGCGGATCGATCACGCCGATTCAGATGGACGGGCAAGGCGACCTCAGCATATCCGGTCAATTCGTCATCAACTATGGCGGAGGTAGCTATAGGGTTCAAAGTACTGGACTTGCGACGAGTTGGTACAGCGGATCGACGGCTGAATTTACAGTCAATTCCTTGAATGGCCTGATCACCGACTATGCCGGTCATACCGTAGGCACCAATAGCCAGGGCGTCTCCTGGATTCCGGCGACTTACCAGGCTACGGGCCAGACCGGCTCCATTTCAGCGCAGAGTCTCCAAGTGGGCGGCGGTATCGCCCCGGCTGGCCAGTACCGGATAAGCGCCACTGGAGGCGTCACGACGGCCGGAACCGGCGGAACGCTCTTCGCTTATGTCTCCTACACAGGTGCGGGAGGAACGAGCAATCAGCCCCAAATCTGTCAATTTCTGGCGACGGCGGGCGGTACCTGTTCCGGGTCCGTGACGATCTACACGACCGGAGCGGCGAACATTCAGTTTTCCACCACGGCGTCCGGCTTCACGGGTAGCCCTCAGTATTCGATCTACGTGACGCTGGAGCGGCTTCAGTAGGGTAGAATTGCAAGTTTGGGGTTGCCCTTGGGTGTCCTCCGGGGGCACGGCTGAATCCTGCAAGGAGGCGTTACGCTTCGAAAGCAGCCGTCAGTTGTTGGGAATGCACATGGGTAACCCAGTCGCGAATGCGATGCGCGGGCCCTCCTGGAGCGAATCTCCAGGGTAAAGAGACTGAGGCCCCGCCGAAATGGCTTCCAACCGACCGGCGGGGCCAGAACTCATGGGCAGGTTCCAGCTTTAGAGTATACCCCATCGGGGCAGGCTCGCAACAAGAAGCCCAGGGGCTTACTCTGTTTTTTCGGTTACAATGGGCGCATGAGAAAGTACCTCCTGGCGGTGCTGCTTTTCCCTCTGATGCGCTGCTCCACCTCGCCCGACGTGCAGGCCGTGCGTCAGAACGCCTCCTACCGCCGCGGCCTCTCCGACCTGAACGCGAAGATCCGCGAGGAAAGTGCGGCCCGCGACGCCCTGGTGAAGGAATGGGCGCGCGTCTGCACCGGCAAGGGTGCGGCGCTCGGGATCGACGATTTCAAGGAGGTAAGCTGCATCCCCGATCCAAAGGCGCAACAGGCCGCAGGCACCGGCCAATCTGCTGAGCAAAAGGCCATGCCGATGCGCGGCACCGTCAAGGTCGATCCTCCCGTGAAGCCCGCGGCGCAATGAGCCAACCCTTCGCCGGATTTATCGGCCCCAGCTACCAGTTGTCAAATCGCTGGGCCGCCATCGAGCGCTGCGCGAACTGGTTTTTGGTGCCCGTGGAATCGTCCGACGAAACCAAAAGCCGCGTCGTCTTCGATCCCTTCCCGGGGAATCGGCAGTTCTCAGCGCTCCCTCTGGCCCCGCCTTTCAACCAGCCGTGCCGCGGGCTATTGGAGAACCGCGGGGCGGTCTACGGCGTGAACGGCACGTGCGTCTACATCCTCTTGCCCTCGGGCGCCATGCAGCAACTCGGCAACATCGTTAGCGACGGCAAGCCCGTCAGCATGACGGCCAATGGAAACGGCCAGATCGGAATCAGCAGCGCTGGCCGCTTCTGGGTCTTCGAGCCTGCCGGGTGGGCGGCGGAAGTCCCGGTGGGAGATAAGTTCCTGGGCAGTGGCGTCATCACATTCCAAGACGGGTACGTGATCGCTGTCACCCCGAATTCCAACCAATTCCAAATCAGCGGCACTGACGACATCCCTATTGGCGACATGCGCGTCTGGGACGCGGCCAACGTGAGCATCCAGGCCGGCCAAGCCGACAATCTCCGCGCGGTGCTTTCCTCGAGGGAATACCTCCGTCTGTTTGGCCATCGGCGCTCGCAGGTCTACCAGAACGTGGGCAGCGCCGGAATCGGCGGTTTCCCCTTCCAGTCGTACAACGAGACCTTCATCGAGACTGGCTTGGCCGCTCCCTTCGGTCTTTGCGACCTGGGCCAGTCCGTCGTGTGGATCGGTGAAGACGCGCGGGGCCAGCGCGCGGCGTGGCGGGACATCGCTTTCCAACCCCAGCGGATTTCGACATTCGCGGTAGAGTTGGCCTGGGGCGGCTATCCGACCGTGGAGGACGCAACCTGTTTCCCGTTCATTTGGCAAGGCCACCTGATGGTGCGCTTCGACTTCCCGAGCGCGCAGCCGGTCTTCGATGGCGCGGCGCAGAACGGCGCGAGTTGGGTCTACGACGATACCGCCAGCGCGCTACTCCAGCGGCCCATCTGGACGGAGGTGAACTTCACCGCGGCTAACGGCATTCAGTCGCGGCGGCCCGAGCAGTTCCACTGCTTCGCTTTTGGCAAACATCTGGTGGGAAGCAACGGCCTCGACGGCAATCCGGGAGCGGTCTACCAGTGGCAGCCGGGCCAGTATTCCGACTGCGCGGTCGCGCTCGATGGCACCCAAACGCAGGTGGAAATCGTCTGGGACCGTATCTGCCCGCACCAGTGGAGCGGCAACAAACGCGTGGTCTACAATCGCATCGAGTTCGAATTGGCCCGCGGCGTGGGACTCGACGGGGATCCGCCGGTAGGCGCCAATCCCCAAGTTCTGTTGCGCTGGTCGGACGATGGCGGATCGACTTGGAAGCCGTTTGTAAACATCCCCATTGGGAGACTGGGCCAGTACCTGGTGCGGGTTTACCGGAACCGCGTAGGGTACGCGCGGGATCGCGTGTTCTGGCTGCGGTGCTCAGATCCGGTATTCAATTCACTGGTGGGCGCAACGCTCGATTCCTTCGTCTGCGGCTCTTGACATTCTCGCCGGAATGGGCGATGCTGCAGACGTGGCTTATCCCGGCGGGAAAAACGGCGCTGGCGTTTACCAGCGGCTCATCAACCTGATGCCTCCGCACCGGGTTTACATCGAACCTTTCCTGGGCGGCGGTGCGATCATGCGGCTCAAGCGTGCGGCGCCCCTGAGCATCGGCCTCGACCTCGATCTCGAAGCGCTGGCTATGGCGATGCCGCCGGAGGGATCGTCGCGGATCGCGATGCGCGATCGCGCACCATCGGATTCGGTGATAGCGGCCGAAATCGCCCGCATCGGCGATGGCGGATCCGCCACCATCCGCATCGACGATGGCGGATCCTCCATCTTTATCCACGGCGATGGGATCCGGTTCCTGGAAGCTTATCCTTTTCGCGGGAACGAACTGGTTTACTGCGATCCGCCCTACATGATGGAGACGCGCTCCGGGCGGCGACTCTACGCGCACGAGCTTTCCGAGGGGGGCCATCGCCGTTTCCTGCGAGTGGTGATGGGGATCGCTGAGCGCACCAAAATCATGATTTCCGGATATTATTCGGCGCTGTATGGGAAAATGCTCGAAGCTCCCATCTGGCAGACCGTCAGTTTCGAGGCCATGACGCGCGGCGGTCGCACCGCTACCGAGTGGCTTTGGTTCAACTTCGATCCACCCAAGGAGCTTCACGATTACCGCTACCTCGGCCAGAACTTCCGCGAGCGCGAACGCATCAAGCGGAAAAAGGCGCGCTGGACTGCCCGGCTGGCGCGGATGGAACCGCTGGAGCGTGCAGCACTGATGCTGGCGATGCAGCACTCCAACGCCGATTCTGACGCTAATAGCAGCTTTACAATTAAGCCATGACTCCTCAACTTCCCAACCCGCCCCGCTTTGCCAGCGGCAACAACCAGCCGCAGTCGTCCGAGGACTGGAACGCCCTCTCCCGCTGGTTCGATGCCATCAAAAAGTGGGTGTTCTCGCTCGGCATTCCGGGGCAACTGCTCACGCTGAACGCGCCGCCCTATCCTTCCGCGCCCACCGATCACGGGCGGCCACCCTTCCAGCCGTACCGTCCTGGTTCGCCCTTCCTGCCATCCTCCATGATCCCGGCCGGCGCGCCAGCGCAGCCGTACCCGTCTGCCAAGTTCAAGGCTTATCAGGTAGTCACCGCCAACACGCCGGGGAATGTCTACCAGAACACCGATCCGACCGTGCGGACAGTCAATTTCTCCGCCACCATGGCTGCCACGTTCAGCGATATGCTCGCCTTCACCGACTCAGCCAATCCGCCCGTGACGTTGGTTTGCGCCGTGTCGGGCGAAGCCGCGCAGGGTGGCCACAATCCAATCCGCCAAATCGTATTCGACGTTCTGCCGGGCAACTACTACCAGATCACCTACAACGGGGCCATTACTTTCGGGACTTGGGTTGAAACCAACGCCGGGACGCCGGGCTTTTGAAGTTCGTGCTAACCTCAAGCCGTGGCCGTCTACAACCTATCGCCGATCTTTGAGCCGGGATACGTGCCCAACGCGGCAGCGGCACTGGCCTTCGCCACTCCCGGTAACCCTACCTCAGTTCCGGCCAACTACCAGTACCAGATCCAAGTCCTCCGCGTGACGAACATTACCGGCGCGCCCGTCACGATTGAAATCTGGCGCGTGCCAAGCGGGGGCGCGCGCGGCAACTCCAATATCGTGGTGCCCGCAGTAGCCGTGCCGGTGGCCAGCCAGACGTTCATGGCGCTAGACCTGACGGCTTTATGGGGTGCCGTGCTCCAAACCGGTGATGCGATCCACGCGGTAGCGGGCAACGCCAACGCTCTGGTGATCCAGGGCGATGGCATCGTGGCGCAGGTGCCATAATGGCGAAATTCCGGATTGTCGTCGCCGAAGGAGAGGCTTCCGAAGAATCGTTGCGCGCGATTCTTGCCAGCCTCCAAATCGTTCAATCTCCTGAATCGGCTCCAACGCCGATCCCGGCGCCCGCATCAGCGACGACCGCCAAGAGGATTGCCGCGCCGGCCAAGATCGCGGAGAGTCCCTACGAAGTGCGGCCCGGAAGCTTGGGAGAAGCCGCGCTGGTGGCTCTGAAAGCAGGCCCGCTATCATCCATCGATGTTTTTGAGAGGCTACAGAAACAGAATCCCAAAACTTCGGCTGGCAGCGTATACGGCGTATTGAGATTCCTGACTGAAAAGGGAAAACTCCGCAAGCTCGTTGACGAACATGGCACGCGCTGGGCGCTTCAATGACGACCTACGACCGCCTGAAGCGCGCCGCCGAGCGCGCGGGGACGAGCGTAGACGCGCCAGACGCGCCCTTCGAAGGCGATTCTCTGGATTTCCTGCTGCTGATCCAGAAGGTGGAAGAAGAGTTCGGCATCGAGCTTTCGGTCTGGGCGCTGGGAAAGCGCCGGGTGAATACTCCGCGCGAGTTGGTAGCTTATGTGGATGAGTGCGGCCTGTGATTACCTTTCAGCTTGAAGCGTGGCCTGACGTGGCCGAAGAGATCAAGGCGCTGGCACTCCTCCAGTACGAAGAGATTGCCCTGGACCGGGAGGCCATACCCTACGATCCGGACTGGAACTATTACAGCCAGGCGCACGCCATCGGGCGTCTCAAGGTCGTGACGGTGCGCCACAGCATCACTTACCCGGTGGGCCGGTTGGTGGGCTGGTACGGCGCTCTCGTGATGCCTCACCCGCACTACCGCTCCACGCTATTCGCTTTCCAGGACCTCTTCTATCTCTTGCCGGAGTACCGGCGCGGCACTACGGCGGCGCGGCTCTTCGTAGAAGCTGAGCAGATGCTGCGCGCGGCGGGCGTCAAATGCGCCATCTCGATCAGCAAGGATCACATGCCCGGCGCGGCGGCGCTCCTGGACCGGCTCGGTTGGCGGCGCGTGGGCGTGATGCACACCAAGTTGCTGCTACCATAGAGTTTCGATGGCGTCCATTTCACTGCCGATTGCGCTTTTAGCTGGTGGCGCTCTCTCGGCTGCTGGTGGCGTGACGAGCGCGGCCCTGGGATCGAATGCCGCTCAGACTGCCGCTGGTGAGCAGGTCGCCGAGCAGGAAAAGGCCCTCCAGTTCCAGGAGCAGGTCTGGTCCCAGCAGCAGGCGAATCAGGCTCCTTTCATCGGCGCGGGGCAGCAATCCATCGCGTCCTTGATGGCGGCGCTGGGCAATGGCACCTTCGGACCCGGTTCCCTCGGACCCGTCCCGACCGCTCCGGGAGCCTTTGTCCCACCCACTCTCGAACAGGCCCAGGCGACGCCCGGCTATGAGTTCACCCAGCAGCAGGGCGAGAAGGGCATTCTGGAGGGTAGCGCGGCGGCCGGCGGAGCCATCAGCGGCGGCACGCTTAAGAGCCTGGACACGTTCAACACGAACCTGGCCAACAACACCTACGGCCAGATCTACAATCAGGCACTCCAGGGCTATTCCGCCAATCTCGCACAGTACGGCTCGCAGTTGGCAGGCTATCAGACCGCGCAGGGCGCGCAGCAGCAGGCGTTCCAGCAACTCGCCACCCCGGCCGCTATCGGCGAAGGAGCCACAGTCAATCTGAGCAATGCCGGTAGCTCGGCCAGCTCGACAATCGCGCAACTGATGCAGGCCATTGGGGCATCGCAGGCCGCGGGAACGGTGGGGTCCACCAACGCGATTACCGGCGGGATCGGCAACGCCACGGGGCAGATCGGCCAGGACCTCTTGCTCAGTCAGATTTTGCCGCTCCTGACAGGAACCGGCGCCGGTGGCGTCCAAGGGGTACCAGCCGGAGTGCAGCCCGCGGGTATCCCGGCCGGACAGATTCCCATGCCCCTGCCACCCACGCTTCCGCCCGCGCCCGCCTATCCTGGCGGCGGTGCCGGATGAGCGCGGCTGCAATCCCGCTGGCCGTCAACCCGCCACAGCCCGGCCCGTCGCCCGTCGCCACCATCGGGCAGCTTATGCAGTACCGCGGCCTTGCCTCGGAAATCGCGCTGCGCCAGCAGCAGGCGCAACAGATGGCCGCCCAGACTGCCGACGTGCAGGCGCAAGCACAACAGCGCCAGCAGCAGATTCGCGACCAGACCACCGTCATGCAGGTGATGGCCGACCCGGCTGCGAACGCGCGGATTCATCTGGGAAATTACAGCGATCTGGAAGGCAAAGTTACACAGCCGACCCTGGACGCGCTGGAGCAACATCGATCCACGCTCGCCAATAACCTTCTGGCGCAGACCAAAGAGCAGAACGCCATCCAAGTGGATGCGAAAAAGCAGATTACGGACGCACTGACCGGAAAACTCTTCACCCACACGGACAGCGATGGAAAAGTGGACCTGGACGCCATCAACCAGGGGATGCCGAGTTCGATAGCGGCCCTCGCAACGCCATTGAAGAACGCCGGCCTGACCGGAGCGGTGCCACAGTCTTTCAGCAGCGCTGAGCAGATCAAGGGCATTATCGCCAACCTGGGCGGCGGCATCGCCCTGCAGAACGATGTGCTGGCAAAGCAGAAGGCTCAGGCGGAAACCGCTGCCAGCACTGCGACGGCGGCGAAGACGCAAGCGGAGATACCGGGCGCGAAAATCGCGAGCGAGCGCGCTCAGATGGAACTGGAACTCTTCAAGCAGTTGCGGGCGAATCCCACGGCTGGCGACAACGTGATAGACCGAGCCATCCAAGATCCTACGATCCGCGAGACAACAAAAGTCATGGCCCATGCGGCCACCAGCTATGCAGACTGGGAAGCGGCCATCAATAAGGGCTTGGCCGATGAGCGCTCGCAGCAGTCCCAGGTGGCGGTGAAGAAGTCCGAAGCGGGGACGCTGGAGGCTATCGCGGCGGCCAATGCGACCGCAACTGCCAACGCTCAGCATCGAGCGAGCGCTATCGACGCTCTCAGTAAGTCGGAATCGAGCGTGGGCGCGGTTCAGGCGAATGTGGATCGTCTGAAATACCTGCTTGGGCAGGCTCAGCAGAACAACAACTCCACGGCAGCGCTTGCCGTTAAGCAGTCGATGGGCGTATTCAACCTCGCGCTCCAGGGAACCCATCGTGCCTCCAACGCCGTCATGGACCAATCTCCGGGAAGCGCTTGGGACAAACTCCAGGGTCTTGTTGGCGGAATCGTGGAAGGGCAGCCGATTCCCAAGAGGGTTTTCGACGAAGCTCCCGGCGTCCTGGATTCCGCTGTCCGCGAAGCTCAGCAAGCACATAATGCAATGGCAGACACCAACAACCGGGAATGGAGTCTGAACTTCCCCAAATTCCCGGTTGGCGGCGCGGCCCCCGCGGGGCAACCCGCTGCCCGCACCGCGCAAGGCGGCTACCAGATCGGCCACAAGTATGGGGGACTGACCTACTTGGGTGGGGACCCAAAGGACCGGGCCAACAGTTGGCGGTAAATGCCGGCATTCGTTCCACCCCCGCTTTCTTCTCACGAAGGGCTTGCCAGCGACTGGACACCACCGCCGCTTTCGGCGCATGAGGACCCTCCGGAGCCCAAAGGTTTTTGGGCCACGCTCGGAAGCGACATCGCCAATGCTCCCAAACATGTGATGGATTTCCTCTCTGGCCATCCGCTCGGGGATACGCTCCAATTCATCAAGGACACTGGCGCGCAGCGGGAGGCGCACACCGCCGCGGCAACAGCCGCCTATAAGGCGGGCGACTACAAGACCGCCGCAGAGCAAGCGCTATTCTCCATTCCCTTCCTCGGGACGGGAATGGCCAGCACGATTCCCGAATGGGAGAGCGGCCAGAAAGGCGCAGCGGGGGCCCATCTCTTCGAGCAAGCCGCGGGGATTCTGGGACCGTCTGCCGTTCGCGCCGTTACGCCGGTAGTGCGAGCAACGGGTGCAGGGATGGCCGCGGCGGCTCCCGGCATAGTCGGGGGTGCCACGAAGATCGCAGCGGGTGAAGCCCTCGGAGCGGTGGCTCCCGGAATGGAGTGGCCCGGCCGCTTGGCTCTCGGCTATCCGGGCGCTCGGCAGGTTGCAGGTGGCTTCCAAGCAGGTGCACAGGCATTTCGCGCCGCACTGGCAGGCGGCGCTTCGCCCGAAGCGGCCATGTCGCAACTCATGGAGGACCTGTCTCAATCACTGGGCGGAAAGTCCTTCGCGAATCTATCGGAGTCGCAGCAAGTTGGCATCCGCGCAGTGGCCAACCGCATTACGAATGGGCTGCCACTGGAAACAGCGACGCCTAAACCGGGCGTCGTGAATCCGGGTACCCCAATAGGCGGAAAGACTGCCGCGCAAATGCTGCAAGAAGAGTTGGCCGCGGCAAAAGCGCCTCCAGCGGCGGTCCAGCGCGGAGCGCCCTTGTGGAGTGGGGTACCCGCGACCGCGCCCGCGCCCACACCCGAATTTGCGTCTGTTCCTTCGACTTTGCCATCTGGACGCATCCCCGGCACAGGTACTCCCCCTGCGGCGCCCGCCGTCACAGTTACGCCTCAGCGTGCCCCGATTTGGGCCGGAATGCCAGCCGCGGAATCGGCTCCCCTTCCCGGCGTTTCACCAATTCCTTCGCCACTACCATCGGGGCGGATACCCGGCACAGGCGTAGCGGCGGGCCCTGCGCCAGTTGTCCCCCCAGTCGGCGTGAACGTTCCTCTCCGCCCTCCCCTTCGTCCGGCAACCGCCCCTGCCCCAACTCCGCTCCCTACTCCCACCAGCGCCCCCGCTGTAGCGCCTGCCCCAGCGGCTGCCGGACCTCCGTCCATCGCTCAAATGCTGGCCGAGGAAATGGCCAAATCGGGGACGATCCCCGCAGGCGCCCGCGTGACGATCCCCGCCCCGGAGCCTGCGATACCGCCCGAAACGTACGCCGGAGCTGCGCGCGCTGCCCGCGCCGATAAGGCAGCCTCCCTAGCCGGTGCCCTGCACTCGGCCGACATCCCGGCGTCCGACCTCGGCGCGATGAGCAAAGCCGAGTGGAAAACGGTGGCAGAGGGGCAGAAGATCGAATGGCCCACAGGCAAAGCGGCCCAGGAGAAGCTCATCCGCGATGCCACCAACGCCAAGTTGGGGCTGGAGGCCGGGCAACCGGCGACCGTAAGCAAAATGATGGAGGCGAAGTAAAATGAACCTCATGCGAACCTTTCTCGCGATTCTAGCGCTGGCGGCGGCCGGCTGGGCGCAAAACGTGGTCCGCTGGAGCGCTACCACCGGCCAAGTCTCCCTGACCTCCAGCGGGACGGCGGCGACCGTCCAGCAGCCCCCCACGGGCGCGGCCCAGGAGATCATCGAGCAGATCGTCGTGTACTGCTCAGTCGGCTGCACGGCCACCCAGTACAGCGGCGGTACAGCGGCGACGGCCACGGCTGGGACGGTCGTTCCTTTGCTCCCGGTGCAAGCCAACTTCCCCATTCCGCTGAACTTCTACACGGCTTCTAACACGGGCACCGGCACTCAGCAGGGCGGCATCACGAACATCCCGGCCGGCGCGACCGTGGTGCTCTGCCTGGCGCGGACCTGCGGCAACGGCGGCGATGTAGCGCTTCCGGCTACGTCGGGCGCTCAGTACACCCTGGTGATCGGCTCACTCACCGGCACGGTCAACATCACCTTTTACGGCAGGCAAATCCAATGAGACGCGGGCTATTCGCAGTCCTGGCGCTCTGCCTTTATGTGGCGGTGCGCGCCCAAGCCCCGGTTCCCGGCAATATCGTGGGCGGCGTCGCGGGGGGCGTCTCGGCTCTTGCGACCTGCACTTTCGCGTCCTCTGCGACTGGTTGCGCAACGCCATCGAGCATCAATGTCCTGTCCCTCCAGATGACTCTTCCGCAACAGATGACGGTTTTCTGCGAGGTTGCAAACAGCGGAACTTACAGCCAAGTTTCGGCCACTTACACCTATACGACTAGCGGATCTTACATCTCAACCGTTTCTCCGGCCTTCAGCAGTACCGCCTATGCGGGGTACTGCGCCGTGCTCGGCAACAACGCCACTGGCCCGGCGGGTCCCGTGCTCAGCGTCAACACTTACACCGGAGCGGTGATCCTCACCAAAGGCGATGTCGGACTCAATAACGTGGTGAATCTTAACCAGACCGTGGCCGACAATATTTCCAGCGGGGTGCTGCGGGTGAGCACCCAAAACGTGGTGTCGTGCATTCCGGCCAGCGGGTCTGGCACGCATTATACCTGTGCGGGAGTTCCGCCTCCCACCAGCTATTTGCAAAGCTGGATTCTGGAATTCGTCCCGGATGTCAACTGCGGATCTAACCCGGACGTGAACGTCGCCGGTCTCGGCGCGGTCAATTTGATGACAACCGCCAGCACGCATTGGAGCGGCTGTACCGCAGGAACGGGGTACATATTTTACTACGATAATGCGACGGAGTTTTTGCTGGCGGCGGGCGGCGGTCTGTCCGGTTACACCACGAGCGGCACAGGAACCGTTCTCGCCTTGACCGGCTCTCCAGCCATCGCAAATATCTCCCCGGGAGCGGACTTCACCTTGACGCAGAATTCGGTCGCCGTCATCAAGTCGATCAATGCGAGCGCGGCGGCGAGCACGTTGTTCCTGCGGGCCGGGACTCTTGGCATTGGGATCGATCCTTCGGGATTTTCCAGTGCCCTCGTGGCG